CGAAAAAGACGCTGAATATGCTTTGACCGAATGTAAGATTTATCCCGAAAAAGGGTATGAGGGCAAGGTTGATGAAATGGGTATTCCTGCTGATTTAGATGATTACCAGAAATGGGAAGATGCCTTGCCGACTGAAATGAAACATTTGCCATTTCATTCTCATTTTGTTTATTTTCCAGATACGGTTAAAGATGATGAAATTTTATTCTGTTTTGAACTTGCTCTTGACTGGAGAATTAAAAATCAGCCGATGAAAAACGTGAAGCCTGTATGGGATATTTCCAAATCAGTTTCCAGTAAAACGAGAATTGATGGCGTGAAAGCAAAAGATTTTACAACCGTTTCAGAAATCTATTCGGTGAAGTGATATGGCAGAGATCATAGTTGGAGATTCAGTACATGTAGCGTATTGGGGGACTGCATCATATTGGGGTGGGTATGGCATGATGCTTAGTCGTCAATCTCCAGCGAGTGAAGATTGTATCATAGATACAATAAGAGCACGTGTTGGAACTTCAACTGGTGCGAAAGCTGGAATGTTTTCGAATAGAGCTGAAGAATATTATACATGTAATGATGTAGTGAATTTAGGGAACATTACAGGATTAGACGTAACTGTATCTGGACTAGCGCTGGAAGGCAAGGCGGGAGAATTTATTGCAATATATGCAACCAACAGATGGTACACCAATACAGGTGGACAAACCTTTCGTATATATAGCGGTGATGCTACCAATGGCAGTGAGTATACTTTTAGTATTTATTCAGACAAGGATGCGTGTATTTACGGCACAGGTGAAACAGTGGCGGCTGGTGGTGGCGCATTGGTTGGCGGAAGTGCTTTGATAGGCGGTCAGATTTTATGCGGGAATAGCCCGCTGATTAATTAGGAGTTATTATGCAATATCTTGGAGATTATGCAGAAGATTACGCAACATTGAACTTTAAATTCTCCACGCACAAGGCGGACGGAACCCCGATAGCGCTGGCTGGGACTCCGGCTGTATCAGTCTATAAGGCGAACGGCACGACACAATCCACGGCAGAGATAACCCTCAGCGTTGATTTCGATAGTGTGACCGGATTGAATAATGTCCTGATTGATTTGAGCGCCGATGCCTTCTATGCTGTGGGAAATGATTATTCCGTTGTGATTACCGCTGGGACAGTTGATGGTGTATCCGTTGTCGGAACGGTGCTGGCGCATTTTTCGATTGAGAATAGGTATGAGTTACAGACCGGCGATGCGTATGCGGTGGTGAATAAAGCCCTGCCGGACGCTGTTGCTGGAGCAAACGGCGGCCTCTCGACAACCAACGGCACCAAACTCAACCAGACGGCGGACCTGACAGCCGGACAGAAGATTGCAGCAACTCTCGCGGCGGCGGATGTGTCCGGTAATCTACCCGCCGAAGTCAAAGCGCAAGACAACATCGATTTTGGCGCACTGCAGAAAGCGAGTATCAAAATACAGGCTCAGGATGGATTGGCAACAGTCAATGATGTTCAAAGCGGATTAGCAACTCCGACGAATATTACTTCGGCGAGCGGAATCTCTTTATCCTCTGATGGAATTAAAGCAATTTGGGATTTCTTGACAGCAGACGCAACAGCGGCAATTTTAAGTTTCGCTAATTTATTCAAGACGAATATTGATGCAAAAGTTTCTGAGGCAGGTGGCGGCCTTGATGCTGCTGGAGTTAGAGCAGCAGTTGGGCTTGAAAGTGCAAATCTTGATATGCAATTAGAGGCGATCCTCGAAGATACAGGAACGACTATACCAGCTTTGATTAGTGCTGGTTCAGGAGCAGGTGTCGGTGCAATCTCTTATCCTTATACACTTACAGATGCAGATGATGAAAATCCTATAAGCGGAGCAGAAGTGTGGGTGACGACAGACAGTTCTGGAAGTAATATTGTTGCTTCTGGATATACCAATTTGTTCGGAACAGTTATATTTTTTCTTGATGCAGGAACATATTATTTTTGGAGTAAATGTTCAGGCTATAATTTTACAAATCCGGACGTAGAGATAGTGGAGGAATAATATGGCAGGAACAGGAACAGGGACTAAAGTTCCAGAAATAACAAATGAATGGGTAGAACAATTCAGAGAAAATTTTCCAGAGTTTTCTCATTCAAGTCCAGAAATTTTTGAAGACTCATTAATTGAATTTTGGGAGACGATCGGACAAGCTCTTGTTAATAATACTGGAAGATTCCTTAATGATAAAATAAGAAATCTTGCTCTTCAACTCTTTGTAGCTCATAACGTGCTCGTCTCTTATAATAATGAGCAATCTATCTATGGTGGCGATATGAGTGGGCAAGGGACTCGTCCGATCACTTCTAATAGTGTTGGAGATGTTTCTGTGAGTTATGATTTATCAAAGTATCTTGAAGAAGGTGCAGGAGAATATAATGCAACAGTTTATGGGAGAAGATTATTTAATCTGATTAATATTTTCTGTGCAGGAGGAGCAGTGGTGATATGAGTATTTCTCTTAAAACAACTGTAGATAATACTTTACAAGTCTTAGAAGATATCAAAAATCTTTCTAAGCTGGATGTTCTTGTGGGTATTCCTGAAGAGACAACCGACAGAGCAAACAACGAAGAAGGTGATGTCACTAATGCTCAATTGGTTGCTTGGCATACAAAAGGTGTTATGAAATCTTCTATGAAAAGAGAAGTGGAAGAATCAGTTGCTACAGGAAGTACATATAATGAAGCGCAATCTATGTATATATCTTCTCATGGGTCTCCTTTGTGGAAAATTCCTCCCAGACCTATAATTGAACCTGCAATCGTTGCTTCTGGAAATAAGGAAAGATTAGCTGAAGATTTGCGTATAGCTGGAAAGTTACACTTGGATGGCGATAAAGAAAAAGCAATTGAAGCATTACATGTAGCAGGATTAGATGCAACGAATATGGTAAAAGCTTGGTGGGAAGACCCAAGAAATAATTGGGATCCATTATCAGAGAGAACAATAAAAGCTAAAGAGAAGAAATCAGGAAAATCAGGATCACACCAGATACTCGTTGATTCTGGTCAGTTAAGAAAAGCCATAACTTATGTCGTCAATACAGAAGAAGGAGAATCATAATGCCTTTCTCTTTAAAGCATGTAATTGTTAACTCTGATATGGTTCAATCTTATGAAGTATATCGCTCTTCAGGCGACTGGGGTGAAGATGGCAGATGGTCAGAAAGTGTTTCTGTGGTTATGATGAGAGGAGTTATTTCTCCATTAAGTAAAAAAGATTTGCAGATTCTTGAAGAAGGAGATCGGATAAAGCAATCTATGAATTTCCATTCTCAAGAACCTCTTTATTTGACAAGAAATAATAATAGTGGGAAAGGAACTTCAGATAAAATTAAATGGCATGATGATTTTTATAAATTAATCAGCGTTGGAAATTACAGAGATTATGGCTATTACAGCGCAATCGGTGTAAGGATTGAGGGCGACTAAATGACAGAGTATATTTTAACAGACACTCAATTTGAAAATATAATGCAACCTTTGATTGTTAGCATTCTTGGCTGGGATGATCCTTCAGTCAATAAGAAAAAAGATGTGAGAGTCTCCTGGGCAGAAGACGGACAACCAGCTTGGAAGATTACTGACGACATAGTATTTTTAAGATGTTTTGAAATAGATAATTTTTATAACAGAGAAAGAAATTTCATAGACTCTTATGAAGTCTCTCCAGATGAGTTTACAAGAGAGACTTCCTATACAAGAGTTATGAATATGATGGTCATTGCTTATGGGTCTAATAGCTTTAACAACATTCAATTATTAAGAGATGGAATGTATAAACAGGAACACAGGAATGTGCTTTCAAATAACAAGATTTATTTTATGCCAGATTTACCAGCACCAAGAAGAGTTCCTGAATACTTTGAAGGAAGATGGTGGACAAGATATGACATGAATTTTGTATTCTATATGCTAACAGTTAAAGAAACATCTGTTCCTGCTATTGTCAGCATTGATGTAGGTATATACGATGGAGATGATGGAGAGTTAATTAAACAAATAAATACAGAAGAAGAATAAATAGTTTTGGAGGAGGAAATATGACAACTTTAAATTTACAGAGTATTATTGATGTGTCGGTATTGGTTTCGCCTGCTGCTGCCCCTAGAGCAGAGTTCAATCAAATGCTGATATTGGGTTCTACTGATGTCATTACAGTAGAAGATCGAATCACTTCTTATGAATCAACAGCAGAGATGCTAGAAGATGGATTCGTAATTACTGATCCTGAATATTTGGCTGCAGTTAAATATTTCGGACAAACTCCAGCTCCTGATAAAGTTTGGGTAGGAAGACGAGATAATGTTTCAAGTCCTGAAGAGACAACTCTTGAAGCAATTATTGCTTGTAGAGCAGCACAGGCGGACTGGTACATTGTGTACAGCGTAGAAGTTGATGCAACTGATATTGCAGAGATCGCTCCTGTAATAGAAACAATGGTGCCTTCAACTTTATTTGCTTATAATTCTTCAACCGCAAATATTCTTCAGTCAGATCCAGATCCTGCTGATATTGCCACTACATTAAAAAATAATTTTTATCAGAGGACGATGGGAATGTACAGCAGCACTCTTCATGCTGTTGCAGGAATTATTGGAGCGGCATGTGGGTTGAATACAGGCTCTGCCAACTCTGCGTTTACTTTGTTTGGTAAACAAATTGTTGGAGTGACTGCTGAAGGATTAACATCTGCTCAAAGAGGAATTGTAGAAGGCAAGAATTGTAATCTGTATTTGAATTATGCAAATTACTATAATATCTTCGAACCAGGAGTAATGGCAAATGGATATTTCTTCGATCAAATGGTCAATAGAGATATGCTGGTTAATGACATTCAGCTTTCTTGCATGGATCTACTTTATGGAAACAGAAAAATCCCTCAAACCAATGCAGGCATGATGATGATTTATAATGCTTTGCAAAAGGCTTGCAATTTGGCATTGACAAGAGGTCATCTTGGTCCTGGGACATATACAGGGATACCTTTTCTGAATTTGAATACTGATGATGCTATGCCAAATGGATATGTAATTCAGAGTGGTTTGTTATCAGAACAGTCTTCTGCTGATAGAGCATTAAGAAAAGCAGTTCCTTTTTATATAACAATTAAAGAAGCTGGTGCTGTTCACAGTATGACCATTGAAGTAATAGTAAACATTTAATTAAAAATAAGAGGAGGATATAAATATGTTGACAACTTATTCATTTTTAGATTCAGTAGTGATTATTTCTCATCCCATGAATCTTCCGATCACAGTGACAGGAGAAGGTGCAGGTTCAATTTCTGTATCATATCAAGATCCAAGAACCTCTCATGATGTGGCGGCTGATGGGGCTGTTATGGTATCAAAACAAGCAGGCAATACCGGAGCAGTATCTATTACGGTGCAGCAAACCTCGTCAATCCACAAGATGCTGTTAAAGTTATTCAATCAATTAATAATTGCTGCTCCGAGTATGTGGGCGGCAGGAGCCATCACAATAAAAAATATTACTGATGGAACTGGCCATTTGTGCACTGGATTTTCTTTTTCGAAAATCCCTGATAAGACTTATACAAAAACAGGCGGCCAAGTATCATGGACATTAATGTGTGCTGATATACAGAGTCTTACTGTATAAATAAGTATTAATAAAAAAGGAGAAGGATTATGTCTATCGAAAGAAGTAAAGTGTTTGAGTTTTTAGGGAAAAGGTGGAGAGTCAACAAGGTTAATGCATTGGGAGGATCTAATCTTATTAGAAAGTTTGCTGGGAGTGGAGCGAATAATCCTTCTGAGTTTTTAGCCAAATTGTCCAGCGAGGAATTTCTGGAAATTCAGAAAGTTTTATTTTCAGAGTTAACTGAAGTGCAGGTGATAAATGAGGAAGAAGTGTTTATTCCTGTTATGACTTCTAGCGGAACTATTGGCAAAGCATTGTCGGAGGACGCTTCTTTAATTTTCTTTCTAACAATTGTATGTGTAGCTTTTAATCTGTCTGGTTTTTTCGGCGAGAGCGCATTGAAGGAATTTCAAGAACTGGTGAAATCATTCAATGCGTCGAACCCAAAAATATAGATGCTCATTTATTTGCTCCTGTTATGGCAGGATATTGGAAACAAAAAGAAATGTGGGACGGCACTTACAACATTGATGATTTTATGGATATTTTAGAAGCGATGACTGTAAAAGCTGAAAATGAAAGAAGAGTCAATGAAACAAGAGGACAAGAATAATGGCAGCAGAAGACATAATAAAAAGTTATCTTATTAGTTTAGGATTTGAAGCAGACGACGAAGCATATCGTAAATTTAATTCTGCTATATCTCGTGCTGCTAGTGAAGTGTCAAGAAATACCGACATTATGTCAGGAAGCTGGGTGAAGGCAGGAGCCATTACAGTTGGAGCGATCGGCTCTATTATCACTTCTGTGTCGATGCTTTTAGACAGTATTTCCAAGGCGGATTTAGGTTATCAGTCTTTTGCCATGAGAATGCACATGGCAAAAGATGCAGCTAAAGAATTTAAAATCGTCACAGACGCTATGGGAAAATCCCAAGAAGAAATTTCTTGGATAAAAGAACTCAATGTACAATACAAAGAGTTGATGAGACAATCAGCTAGTATGGCTCTCCCAGGAGATTACAGTACTCAAATGGAATTTATAAGAGGAATTAGATTTGAATTTACTAGATTGAAAGTAGAGTCTGTATATGCTTTGGAGTGGATTGGATATTATCTTGTTAAAGACCTTATTGACCCTTTGAATCAAACAAAATTTAGCTTTAAAGATTTCAATGATTATTTGCAAAACAATATGAGTCAAATTACAAGAAAAATTGCAGATGTAATTTCAACATTAATGAAGCCAATTTTAAGTTTATGGGAAGCAATCAAAGATTTATCCTCTGTATTCAAAAACCTTTGGGAAAATATGGGCGAAGAGGCTCGATGGGTTGCTCTTGGTGCAGTTATAGGAGGATTATTTCTTGTCAGTGGTCCTATTGGTAAAGCCATAGTTGGATTTGGAATATTAATTTCTCTGATTGATGAATTTTACGGAGCTTTGGATGGGAAAGAAACAGCTTTGCCTGTAGAAGCTTGGTGGGCTTTTGCTGCCGCTGTTGACGCTGCTGTACGAAGCATTGTGACATTTTTAGCGATAGTAGAGTCAGGATTTAGTCTTGTTAAAGCGGCTGGCCTTTTAGAGATAGGAATTGGGGCAGGCGGAACGGCTATCGGTGCAGACATTATAGGTCTTATGCAAGGAAAATCAGGAGCAGGAGCAGACATACACAAAATAAGTCAGAATTTTATAGGAGGAGCTTATAAAGCAGGGAAAGAAAGTATTAGTAGCATAACAGGACTTCCAGAGATTTGGACATCAGAAAAATATGGATTGGATCCTTTCCTGAAAGGACATCCCAATTTTTATCTAAGTAATGAAGCAAGAAGTAAAAGGACAGATGTATTTGGAAGAGCAACCAAAGGAGAGGCTTATAGTATTTCTGAAATTCCAGGAGGAATTGATAATTTACAAAAAAATGTTCAAAACTTTCTGCTCCAAAATTCTTCCGATACGAGCAGCACACCTGGAATGGCTCAATATAGAGCTATGTTACAAGATACATTTGGAGAGCAAGCAGGAATAATGGAAAAAATAATGTATGCAGAATCAAGAGGAGATCACAGAGCGGAAAATCTAAATACAAAAGGGAAATATGCTGGCTCTACTGATTATGGACTTCTTCAAATTAATGATTTTTTCTGGGAAGAGAAGTTGAAAAAAGCGAACATAATAAAAACAATGTCCGATTTATTCGATCCGCAGACGAATTTTAAAGCTGGAAAATTTATTCTTGACAATCAAGGGTTGTCTGCTTGGGAAGCCTCAAAAGTACAAGCTGGCGGAGGAGGATGGGGACAACAAGGAGGAGTAGTGAATATCACCTACAACATTCATGGAGAAGAGAGTGCTGCCAATGTAATAGGAAAAGTTATTGATAAAACTCATACTGCCAATAAACTTATGTATAATACCGGTGGGATAAGATAAGAGGACAAGAAATTATGATTATCAATCCACAACTTAATTTAACAGGATTACAATATCTAGCATGGAGAACTTCAGCAGAAGCGATTGCAGGCTCCGAATATATAGTAAGCAAGGGAGATATAATTACTGCTCCCTACAGACCGAAAATATGGTCTGAAGAAAATAAATGGGAAGAGATGATGTTCTATATGGAAGGAGCAGCTGGCGACAAGTATTTTTTTGATGCAGTCTTAAAAGTAGAACATAATTTGCAAAGAAGATTGACTAAGCATCCTATTCAATTGGGAGCGAATATAGCAGACCATTCTTTTCAGCTACCTGCTCAGCTTATGCTAGAAATTGGCGTTTCTGATTCGATGGATTGTTATGATAAATTTTGGGATTGGGATGGATACAGTAAAAGTCGCTCAGTAAATGCTTTTAATGTTTTAGGACAATTAATGAAAATAGGACAGCCTTTAACTTTGCATACAAGAATATTTTCTTATGAGAATATGGTCATTATTGGATTGACTGCGCCTGAAGATTACAGAACAAAATATGAAGCAAGAGTAAGGGTTATGCTTGAAGAAATTATGACAGTTGAAGCTACAAAAACTAAAGTCAGCACAAAAGAATGGACTACAGGTAGTACAAATAAAGGTCCTCAAGACCCTGCTCCATCGAATATAAATAATACTGTGTTTTTAAGAGATGTTCAAAAAGCAATTAAGCCATAGGAGGACAAAATGAATAAGAACGAAAAGTTTAGGTTGATCTCAAATGTAAAGTTCGAATTAAGAGATAAGAATGGAAAATTAAAATTAGAGAGAGAGCTTCATAACACAACTACAAATGCTGCAAAGTACGGTTTAATAGACCAGATACTTGCTTCCCCATCATTAAATAAACCAGGGTGGATAGAACTTGGTACTGGCACTCCAGGAGCAACATTGCTCGGAGCGTACATTTCAGAGTCAAGAACAGCCTTTGATACAATGACAAGAAATTTAAATGTTGTGACGATGGTAGTTGAATTCGGAGCAGGAGTTGGGACAGGTTCAATTACAGAAGCAGGGATATTTGATATTGTGACACAGAACACAGCCAATATGTGGGCTTATGCAACAGGCTTTACTGCAATTCCGAAAGCAGCAGATGATATATTGACAGTTACTTGGACATTTACTTTAAGTTAAGGAATGAATAATGGCTTTAATCGCTTTACGTCCAAATGGAGACACCGCCACTAAAGAATTTAGCAGATCGACAGGCACTAATAATTATGCACTTGTGGCTGATGATGTAGACACTACATGGGTTTATGGGTCTAATAAAACAGACCTATATACATTAGCAAACTTATCATTAAGTGGAGATCCTGTCATACAGAAAATTAAATTTTCTGGCTGCTGCTCAAATGATGCTTATCTAATTTTGTATTTAAAAATTAGTGGAAGTTTATACGAGGCTCCATTCAACAGAACGAATAATTTTATCGGAACGAATGCTTATTTTTATGGAGATAGAATCATAAATCCACATACTGGAGTAGCATGGACAAAGCAAGATATAGATGATTTAGAAATAGGATATAAAGCAGTTACTCAAACTCCTGCCGCTAAAGTATTTTGGACTGGGATCACAGTTTATTATAATTACGCACATGAATTAAATGTAAGTGACGAATTTACTTTGGCAGATAATCTTGAAGATTTAGATTTTAATAAAAGGTTGGCAGAAAATTTCACTCTCACTGATGAGATTACATTTGGAGGTACAGGAAAAGGAACTCAATATTTTAGATCATTTTCAGATGTATTTACTTTAAACGACGCCTCATCAATTGACGCCACTTTAAATCTTTATAAGATTGTAATTGGCTACGACAGAAAAATGATTATGAATTCTTCTCAGCAATTAACTGCAATTGGATATTATAATTATGAAGAAGACAGAGATTTGACAAGAGAAGTGACTTGGCGTTCTTCTAATCCTTCTGTAGCGACTATCGATGCTGATGGTCTTCTCTCTTCTTACTCTTATGGCATAACATTCATCACAGTTACATTAGGATTAATGTCTACAACAGTTATGCTTCAGAATGAAGATGTTACAGCTACACTACCTGTAATTAGTTCGCTGCAACAGATTCCGATAGATTCTTCTCCCAACCAAACATTTAGCACTACATTAAAAGTGGATGGAAAAAATATAACTCTAGGTTTCTTTTTAAGATGGAATGAACAAGCTGGATATTGGGCAATGACTATTTATAATTATTTGACTGGAAGATATTATGTCGATAGTCTTCCTTTGCTAAAAGGAACTTTACCATCTATTAATTTGTTGCAGATGTATTCTTATTTAAGAATAGGAAGTTGTTATTTGATAAATATAAGTGGATCGAAAGATGACTATCCTACTGTTTCTAATTTAGGAAAAGACTTTTTACTACTTTGGGGAGATACAGAAGTATGAGTAATGATGAATATGGATATTCCATTGACGATCGAGCATCCATTCCTTTGGCTGAAATAAAAGCTAATCAAAATTTATATGGAAGAAAAATGAGATTAACAATTATTTTGGCTGTTGACTATGATACAGAAACATCAGAAGGGATGTCTGCATATGTAGATGAAAAAGTAAATTTGTCTGCCGATATAAATACAATTGTTATAGAGATGGATGGAGTCAGTAAAAATTGCCAGAGAGTCACTTTTGACATAGATTACCCAGGATTATCTGGCTGGTATTACTCTGAAATATCAATTTATAATTTTAATGAAAGCACTTTAATGCAAGTAATAAAAGAAGGAGCTGGAGTAAAATTAGAAGCAGGATATGTGAATGGGAATTATGGTCTGCTGTTCGAAGGATATGTCTTTCAAGCTTTATATGAAAGAGAAAATATTACTGATTATAAACTTACTCTGAGATGTACCGATGGGAATAGATTATTTACCCAAAATTTTGCAGCCTTGTCTTTAGACAGCGGAAGGAATAATCAATTGGCAATATTTAATGCAATCCATGTTCAAGCCCAGCAAAAAATGAATATAAAAAAGACCACAGAAAAGCTTGATACAGAAAATCATCCTCGTGGGACAACTATATTCACCACTCCAGCTAGAGCATTGAATAAATTAATACAACATTATAATTTAACAGATACAGCAAATACCTGCATGTTTACAGAAGGAGGAGAAACAGTTGTATTTGACATAGGAGATCCTCCAGATCCAAATGCAATCCAAGTTTCTCCTGATGGGCAAGGAGGATTGATAGGGACTCCTATACAAACACAATATGGTTGTGATTTTACTGTGTTGTTAAACGCTCATATTAGATTGACAGCTCCGAGGAAATTAGTAAAAATAAATAATTCTCAAATAAGAGGAATAAAAGCAAGACAGGGCGTTTTGCTTTCTCCTTTGGATGAAGATACAGAGTATCAAGTGATTGGGGTTAGGCATGAAGGAGATACAAGAGGAGATCAGTGGTACACTCATGTGACAGGAATAAATGCTGCCGGAGCACAAGCTCTTCAGCAGACAACTACAAAATGGAGTTTATAACTGATGCAAACTATTAAACAGAGATTAAGTTCTTTTCCTCAAATGCAGGCGGAAATAATTCTAAAATTTTTAGAGCAATTTGAGTTTGATTTACGATGCGCTGCTCCTGGTATAATAACTCAATATGATTCTGAAACTCAAACAGTTGAAGTACAAATTGCAGTAAAAGAAATCATAAAAGTATATCAGAAGAATAATGTTTATCAAGATGCTTTAGATATTCCTCCTCTATATAAAGTTCCTCTTGTTATGCCAAGAGCGGGAAATTTTGTTATTACTTTTCCAATTAAAGAAGGAGATGAATGTCTTTTAATATTTTCTGATACATATATTGATTCTTGGTGGCAAAATGGTTGTGGAAAAAATAAAGAAGGGAAATACACAGGACAAGTTCCTAAATCTATGAGGCGGCATGATTTATCAGATGCTTTTGCCATATTAGCTCCGTGGTCACAGCCAAAAAAATTACAAACTTTATCTGAAACAGATTTAGAAATAAAATCTATTGATGACAAAGTAAAAATTCAAGTTAAAGATGATGCTGTAAAAATTTCTATCAATGAAAATACTTATATGGAAGTAAAGGATGGGAGCATTGAAATAATTAGTACATCTTCTTTAAATGTTGAAGGATCAACTGTGAATGTAAAAGGAACAATAGTTAATATAGCAGAAGGAGTTCAAGGTGTAGCTAGATTAGGGGATGCAGTAGCTGTAACAGTCCCAGAGCATGGAGTATGTACAGGAACAATAACCTCGGCAAGTTCAAAAGTGACGGCAGGATAAACAATATGAGATATCGAAGATTAGTAAATGGAGAGCCACAATTTGGACAAGGGAAGCAGGATTTTTTGCAAGGAGTTGAAGCAGTAGCTCAAGCTGTGATGACTAGGCTCAGTCTTTATATAGGAGAATGGTGGGAAGATCAAGCAGACGGACTTCCTCTCTGGACGAAATTGCTTACAACTAGCGGAGTTGGCAATGAAAGATTTAATGCTATCATTTCTGCAAGAATTTTAGAAACAAGATTAGGAAAAGAAAAATTAATTTCAGGTATCACTAATGTTTCTAATGTTTGGGATAGTTCTGCTAGAAGATATGCATATAGAGCAACAGCAAAAAGTATTTATGGTCACATAATGATTAGCAACGGAGGAAATTAATATGTCGTATTTTGCACCTTATATAGATAGTTCAGGACTACATGTACCAACATATTCTGATATTCAGACGCAATTAATTGAATCTTTCAAATCCATATATGGGCAAGATTGTTATTTGGAAAATGATTCTGCTGATTATCAATGGATTTCTATCGTGGCGAATAAAATATATGATGTGATTCAAGCGTTGCAGTTGGAATATACAAACAGAAGTGTAGCAACAGGAGTTGGAGTCGCTCTTGATGGGCTGGTAAAAAATAATGGTTTAACAAGAAAGTCCGCTTCATATTCAACATGTGTTGTAAAAATTACAGGTGTTTATGGAACGATTATTCCAGAAGGCGTTGTGCAAGATTTGAGTGGATATTATTGGGACTTGGAAGAAGATGTTGAGATTCCTATTTCTGGAGAAGTTTCTGTTTCTTGTATTTGCCAAACTATTGGGGCAATTACTGCTCTTCCTGCTTCTATCGTTTCCATCGCTTCTCCTCAAAGAGGTTGGACATCGGTTACAAATGAAGTCTCTGCTGTTGTTGGACTTCCTGTAGAAACTGATTCTGAATTAAGAGCAAGACAAGCACTAAGCACAAGTTATTCCTCTCATACAACTCTTGCTGCCGCATATGCTGGTATAGCAGCAGTTGAGAATGTGACAAGATATAATATTCATGAAAATCAAGATTCTGAAATTGATGAATTTTTATGTCCAGGACATTCTATCACTTGTGTGGTAGAAGGCGGAACTGACTTAGCGGTAGCTACTGCAATTTATTTAAACAGAGGAATTGGCTGCTTGACTTATAATGGAGGCGGCTCTTCAGCAGTCGATCAAGTTGTTGTTGATGCAGATACATTAGAAGAATTTACAGTTGGATTTTCTAGACCATCTTCAGTTCCTATTTATGTTACAGCTACTGTGACTCCATTTACAGGCTATACAACTTCTATCACAGACCAAATTAAAGAAGCTATTGTTGGATATCTAAATAGTTTGCAGATAGGTCAAACCGTTACTGTTTCTGGAATAATTGCAGCGATAATGGTTGTTACTCCTGATATTATAGAGCCCTTATTCTCTGTGCAAGTTTGCATTGGTAAAGTAGCCAGTCCCACTAATACAGATGACATTGAGATGGCCTTTTATGAGGTTGCTGAAGGGATAGATAGTGATTCTCCTGAATATATAGAGGTGGAGGTTGTGTAATGACCGAGCCTAATGAAAATTATATTTCTTTATTAACAAGTCAATATCAAAATTCTACGAATTTTAAACGATGGCTTGAAACTGTATTGGATAGGTTCCATGAAATATCAGAATTGTCTGATGCGATGCCAAGTTATTTTGATATAGATACAGCTGTCGGAGTACAGCTTGATTCAATAGGAGCTTTAATGGGACAAGGAAGGACATTGGCATTTGAGCCAACAGATGGTTCTCCTCCTTATCTTGATGATGCCACCTACAGGAAGATTTTAAAATTGAAAGCATTTTATAATTATTGGGATGGACAATTTAAATCGATTTATGAAGGATGGGCAGAAATATTTCCAGAAGTGTCACTGATAATCACAGACAATCAGGATATGACCGCTGACATAACAATAACAGGAGAGCTTTCTCAAATTGTTATTGATTTAATTAATAATGATTTGATGATTCCAAGACCACAGGGAGTCAAATATAATTATTCAGGAACAGTGGAAGTTGCTCCTATCTTTGCTTTTGATTATGAAGAAGGAGAGAGTCCTTATTTTGAAGGATTTGATATTGGCTATTGGGATTCAACATTTATTTAAAAAGGGAAGGTGATAAAAATGGGAAGTAATAATTTTTTGCAATTCAATGAAGAGAAAAATAACATGATGAATGATGGGGATTTCGCTGCAAGTTCCCAAAGGAAAGAAGGATTTGTAAGAGGCAAAGCTGCTACCATTTTAATCAACAAAATGATGTATCAGTTTTCAACTTTTCTAACAGCTTTTGGTGAAGCACTAAAAGCAAAAGATTATAATATTAGTGATGCAAGTTTAACAACGCTAATAACTGAATTAGGAAATCTTATCACTCAAAAAGATTTGGACGATAATTATCTTAATTCTAGCCAAACACAAACAGCTGTTGATGCCGCAGTGGCAGGAATATCAGTTCCTGCTGGCGCAGTATTCGGAATGGCTACCAATATCGTTCCTGATGGATATTTAAAATGTAATGGGGCGGCAGTATCAAGGACAACTTACTCTGTATTGTTTGGAAGAATTGGTACAGCTCATGGAGTTGGAAATGGATCAACTACATTTAATCTTCCCGATTATAGAGGTATGTTTTTACGAGGATGGAACAATTCTCGATCCGATTCTTTCAAAGATCCAGATGTTGCTGGACGCTCGGCTGGAGATAGTGTTGGGTCGACTCAAATTGGTGGGGTTGAAAGTCACAGGCATTCAACTACCATTACATATAAAACAGGATTAGAAGGTGGTCAACCACAAGGAAGCGGGAATGTATCAGGAGCTTCAAAAGTACATGCGCATTTATCAGATTTAACAGGAGGAAATGAAACAAGACCAAATAACATCTATGTGATGTATGTAATTAAATTCTAGCAGAAGGGAGAGAGGAGAGTATGGAGACACGTTGCGAAGGACATGATGAATTGGTAATGCTAGCTGCAAAAAATACAGCATCATCGGAGGCTCATACAGCACAAATAAATGCGATGTTCTCGCTTTTAAGAGAGGTGAAGGAAAGTGTAGATAAAAATCTTGTTCGTGCTGAGCAGAGGGATAGGGAACTTGCCATTATCAAAGAGACTATGCGTGATGTTGATAGAAAGATTGAGAATGGTTTAAAGAAGAAAATAGATGAAACCGCAGCTAGTATTGAAAAGATGAAAGAGTGTCTTGATAGAAGAAAAGAAGAAAGAGCAGAGGAAAGAAAACGAGGACTCTCTGGATATTTTCGAAGAGGATATGAAAGCTTTAAAGACAGGTCGGCTTACATTGTGGTGACAACGATAATCATAACGATTGTTTTGTCTGTATTATGGCTGGCGGTAAAATTTGGCATCCATACTATTGCACCAAATGCTTTATTAAAATTATTTGGAATCAGTGGGGTATAGAGATGGCAGATATATATAATAGCAAATTGGCAAGGTTCTGTAAATGGCTGGCAGGAGAAAAATATGAATTTGCTATTACGACAAGCAAAAGTTGTACAAGGTATTCTTGCTCCAAAGAAAAAGTGAATTTTAAATGGCGTTACCACGAAGATATACACAAAGAGCAATTTTCTCTGTATGGATGGTTTCCTTTCGTCCTTATGTATTTGTGGGAATCTTTTTTATTTGGATATTACAACAATAAATATGAAGTAGAAGCAAGAACAAGATCAAACAAAATACAGGTGAGAAAATGAATAAAATAAGTATGATATTAGACATCATTCGAAAAGAGTTTTACACCAACACCACCATGGGAGATTTTTGTGTTGATGGAAATATTTTTTCTCATTCTCTTGAAGACGCAGACAGACAAAGACAATCAGATGGATTTATTGCTCCTTGGAGAAAAGAATTAAAGGTATATGGAGCAACAGCAATTCCATATGGTACGTATGAAGTAATTATCAATTGGAGTAATGCCTTCAAAAGAAGAATGCCTTTGGTATTAAATGTTCCTGATTTTCTCGGAATAAGGATTCATAATGGTATTAATCACCACAATACTGAAGGATGTCCTTTAATCGGATATGTTAGAAGTGGAGAGACTTTAGTTAAATCAAGTTCAGATGCAGCATTTAAAGAGTTTTTCGCTTTACTGGATAGTCGATTGAAGAAAGGAAAAGTTTTTTTAAATATAAGACCACAAATTATAGGAGCATAATATGGAAGTCAAGCCGACAATCAAAGATATGTTTTCAGTTTATAGAAAACCAGTTGTTATTTTCGTAGGAGCAATAATGCTGTTAGTGTTTTTCGTTATGACTGTTTTACCTAATTCTCAAAAGTATGTCACAAAATTAATTGCTGATATGGTGAAGAAACAAACTGAAATGGTTTTGGTGGAGTATTCAAGTCGAACAGAAGCCTTGCAAATAGAAATAAATCTTCTCAAGAGCCAGAAAGAAATTTCTGATAAAAATATCAAAGCATTAAAGCAAAAAATGGGAGTGATCGAAAATGAAATTGCAGACAATAAAATACCAGTTACAAATGAAGAGATGCGTAGTCGTTTTGCTGATCTTGGCTATAAGCCTAGTAATTAGCGGAACAGCATTTGGGGAACTTCAGGAAGAAATCTGTTTCTCTGCTTCAGATGGTTCCCAGATGGTTAAAGAAATTGAAGACTGCCGATCACAGATTCAATATATTGAACTTCTAAAACAAGAAAATATTGAACTGCAGAAGAAAGCAGAGACTTTAGAAGCCATTTCTAAGCATCAAGAAGCTCAATTAGCTGTAGCGAATGAGACCATTGAAAAGTTAAAAGAGATACAAGAAACACAAAAGGAAGCCTATGAGAAACAGATAAAAGAAACGAAGCCTAGCTTATGGCAAAACTTAAAAACAGGAGTAGGCGGAGCAGTAATAGGAGGACTTTGCGTAGCATTATTAATTCTTCTGTGAGGTGAATTATGAAGCAATGGAAATTATGGGTGGCATTTTTACTTCTCCGATGGCTAGTGTATTTGTGTTCAGCAAGAATGCTTAATCACACTACACGAGATAGAAATTTATCCAGAGAACAAATAATGAAGATCAGACTCTCAACCGTGATGAACAGATGGTTAGGAAATGATGGAACAGAAACACGATTTAAAAAGATGTTAAAATGATTATTGAAGGAATTACTTTTACATTTGTTTTTTGGTGCATGCTGTTTGGATTATTTGGGCAAGCATTGCGTGTGATTATTGGATTATATAAACTGCACATGAATCCTGAAGTGGTTATCAAAGAAGCTTTCAATTGGAAGAGGCTGATTATCAGCTTGATTATGGGAGGAGCTGTCGGATTACTTTGTGTCTTTATTTTTGCAGACCCTTTAACCAAAACAGATGCAATGAGTATCCTTGCTTTTGGCTATGCGGGTGTTGATGGTGTAGAAGGATTTATGAATAGAAGAGCTTCTTCTATTCAATAATTTATTTCTAAAAAAGGAAAAATAATGAAGCCTATTGTTCTTATCGGAAGAGCAGATTGTTGGGAAGAGGATTTCCATAATATCAAAAAATTAATTCAAGAATTTGATACTATGGCTATTGGTGTCGATTGCTCTTATAAAGAGCAAGTTGATTACTTGGCGACATATCACCCTAAAGATTTGCTTTTCTGTAAAAAAGATTTCTCTTGTACCAAAATAATCAGCCACAGAAAAATAGAGCAGGTCAATATAGATATCATAGAATGCTATGTTGCGCCTACAGGATCTTCTGCATTGCTTGGAGTTCTAGCAGCAATAAATAAATTAAATTACACAAAAATAATTCTTTGTGGGTGTCCATTAGAAGGAAAAAATAAAAATGGGTTTAAGCCTTATGATGATTTCCAAAAAGGCTGGATAAAAAAAGAAGCTGAAATAAAACCGTATGTCCGTTCTATGTCTGGATGGACGAAGGAATTTTTAGGAGAACCAACTAAGGAGTGGTTGAATGAATAGCATATTAGAAAAATCTTTTTACCAGAGTTTTGATTTTATAGACAACAAAATCAAAGCAAGTAATAGCGGAGAAAAGTATAAATCATCTCGTCTTGAGGGTTTTGAATTACTAGGACAAAAAGTTTTAGATGTTGGTTGTAATGCAGGTTATTTTCTTTTCAGACTTTTGGACAAAAATCCTTCTAAGATGCTTGGGGTTGATGCAGGAGAAAATTTCATTTTTATTGCAAATGAAATTAATAAAAAATATTTCAACTCTCCTATCATTCAATTTATAAAAGGTGATTTTTTCGAAATTAATTTTACAGAAAAATTTGATTTAATAATCTGTTTTTCTACTTTCCATTATTTTTTAGATAATCAAAATCGGTTTTTAAAAGACTGTTATTTTCTGTTGAATAGCAAAGGGATTTTATTATTGGAAATGGAAGAGTATCCCGATAGCAATATTTTCCCTCATGTCAATAAGGCCATTCGTCCGGCAGATGGTAAAAGTTATCACTATCCCAATCAAGCGATGCTTGAAGCGTGGATAAAGAATTTATTTACAATTGAAGATCGATATATTTCAACAAAACAAGGTGGATCGTTATATGACAGATATTTTTATAAACTCAGAAAAAATAGATGAGCATTTTAATGGTGCTCGTCCTCTGGAAACAGAATATGAGAAAACTGTTATTCTTGTGAATGGCAATGGAGGAAGTGGCAAATCCACTTTGTGCAGTTTTCTTTCTAATGATAAATTGGAATACATTTCTGTAGATGTAGCGATGATTAAAATTGCAGATGATATAAAAGAAATGGCCACAATGGTTGATAATTATGGCAGTCAAGCAATTTTTAATATTCATATCCTCTCGGCTGTAGTGGATAGGTATTGCAAAGAGAAATTTGTGGAATTATTTTTTGAAAAATATGTTTTGAAAAATGAAAATAAAAACATTCTTCTTGATGGTTTTATTTTCTCTTATTGTGAAATTAAAGAACTGTTTTTAAAAAAATGTCACGAGCACAATATAAGAGTCTGGAGTTTGAAAAAATTATGATGTTTGGTATAGTAATTCCCACATACAAAAGAGCAGATGGAAAGACTCCTTTTTATTTGAAAAGGTTGTTGAATTCTATTTTCAACCAATTCTGTAAAGAGTTTAAAATATTTCTAATTGGTGACAATTATGAAAATACAAAAGACTTATTCTCTTTGGTTAGTGATTTTCCAAAAGAAAAAATATGCATAAAAAATCTCCCTGTAGCAATTGAGAGAGAAAAATATAAAGATCATCATTTGAGGCTCTGGTGTAGTGGAGGAGTCAATGCTACCAATGTTGGAATAGAGACAGCTATTAAAGAAGGATTTTCCCACATCTGCTGTCCCGACCATGATGATTATTGGACATCTCATCATTTATCAACTATCGAAAAAGTTTTATCTGTCACCGCTTCGCCTTGGGTATGCACAAAATCTATTTATAGTAATCATGGTGTTCTCCCAAATTTGATAATTGACCAAATGGGCATTGTAGAATTTGCTCCACAATCAGGGATGCTTATTAAATCATCAGTGTGTATGGATTTTACAAGAATCTCTTTTCGTTTTAGAGATGTCTTTTCTGAAACAGGATGTGAAAAACCTGCTGATGCAGATATGTGGGATCGGTGTGCAGAGTTTCTTGTTCAGAATAAACTAAAAAGTTATGCAATTGATATTATATCTTGCATTCACGATGAAGAAGGATTTGTGCTACGAGGAGGAGAAAATGGAATTTAGTGAACTGAATGCTTTGGCAGAGAAATATAAAACACAAACACTGATAAACGAAAGAAAAGAACTGTATCAAGCGATTCTTTTCTCTCCTAAAGGAGATGTGGTGGAAGTTGGTTCGGCCTCTGGAGGAACCACTGTTGTTTTGCTAGGCGCAGCAGAGAAAGTTGATAAAAAAGTAATTTCCATCGATCCCTACTCTGAAGAGTTGGAAGGAAGAGCTTCTCATTATACAAAAGGAGTTACAAAAAAACTCAAAGAGGAGTTTGATAAAAATATTCTGTCCAATGTCTATTGGGGAAACAGAATTAAACAGATACAGAAAACAACAAGAGAGTGCATCAATGAAATACCTAATAATCTGTCCGTTGTTTTCATAGACGGTTGTCGTGAATATGAACAAGCAAAAGAAGAGTATGATTTGTTATTCCCTAAAGTTATAAAAGGAGGGTACATAGCAATCCATGATATTAATTGGCAGACAGGGCAAATTTCAAATACTACAAAAGGTGCTGTGGAAAATATGGTTTCTGAATTTGACGATTCAAAAAAATATTCACTGGTAAGTATTATTGACCACAATATGATAATTGGAAAGAAAAAATAAATTTCTGGAGAGAAAAGATGCAATTTAAAAGGATAGGAAAACATGTCAATATAAGTGACCTTGCTAGATTTTATAATCCTAAAGAAATCTCGATAGGAGATAATGTTCGGATAGATGATTTCTGTGTCCTGTCAGGAGGAAAGGGAATTGATATTGGTGATCACACACACATTGCTGTAGGAACAAATCTTTATGGTGGTGGAGGAATAAAATTAGGAAGACTCTCTGGAATTTCTACTGGTGTTAATATCTGGTCACAGTCAGATGATTTTACAGGTAAAGGATTATACAGTCCCCAGGTTCCTGCAAAATACAAACCGACTTTAAAAGAAAAATTAATTGAATTTGAAGATATTGTTCTGATCGGAACAGGGGTGACAATTTTGCCTGGAGTCACAATTGGGATGGGGGTTTCTGTAGGAGCACATTCTTTAATAACGCATGACTTGGAGCCTTGGTATTTATATGCTGGGAATCCAATTAGGAAAATTATGAAGAAAGACAAAAACTTCATGCTGGATTTATTCAACCAATTTTTAGAGGAGTATGATCGTGGCGGAGAGCATATATAAAATTACAGAAGATTTTGAAACTGAATTAAGTAAATACACAGGTGCTCATTATGCAATTGCTGTGGATAATGCCAGCAGTGCTTTATTTCTTTGCTTGTCTTATGAAAATATTGAAGGCAAAGAAATAACAATCCCTTGCCGAACCTATCCTAGTGTTCCTTGTGCAATCATTCTCGCAGGTGGGAAAGTAAAATTTACTCCGACAGAAGGAACAACATTAAAAGGAGCTTATCCTTTGGTAGGTAGTCGAACTTGGGATTCTGCTTTACGATTTACTCATAATATGTATATCCCAAATACTTTTATGTGTTTGAGTTTTACAGGACAATACAAACATTTAAAATTGTCTAAAGGAGGAGCAATCCTGACTGACGATTATCAAGCTATGTTATGGTTCAAGCGCGCTAGATTCTCAGGCAGAAGAGAGTGCTCTTATCACATAGATAATTTTGATTTTATAGGATTGAACTGCTATATGATGCCTGAGATAGCAACCAGAGGTTTACTATTGATTCAGCAGTTTTATGATCTGCAAGGAAATCCAATCAGCAATGAGGACAAAGAAATGCCTTATCCAGATTTGAGCCAGTTTGAAATATACAGAAAGGGAAGGAGAATGGGAGATGGAAGCAGATAAAGTGATAACAGGGATTTATAAAATACAATCTATCTCAAAACCCGAAAGAGTTTATATAGGAAGTGCTGTTAGTATTGGTAAAAGGTGGGGGCAACATCTGAGCGATTTAAAAAATAAAAAGCACCCAAATAAAAAAATGCAAAATCATTGTAATAAGTATGGGGTGGGGGATTTCTGTTTTTCTATTTTATTAAAATGCCAAAAAAATTTTTTAATAAAAAAAGAGCAGTATTTTATTGATGCTATTAATCCGTGGTTTAATATTTGTAAACAGGCAGAGAGTTCTTTAGGGATAAAGCGAACAAAAGAAACAAGGGAAAAGCAGAGCCTTCTAAAGAGAAACAATCCTGTTCGTTATTGGAAAGGGAAAAAGCATTCTAAAGAAACCATTGAAAAAATAAGAGTAGCAAAAAAGGGTGTTGTTTCTGAAAAAAAAGGAAAAACAAATGTTGAGCTTTATGGGCTGAAAAAATCTGAGGAAATAAAAGAAAAAGCTAGACAGGCTCGCTTGGGAAAGCCTTCTAAAAAGAAAGGGAAAAAGTACCCCTTTGTTGTTCCTTGGAATAAAGGAAGAAAGGGAGTTTACTCAGAATCAATCAGGATACTAATGGGGGCAGATAAAAGAGGTAAAAAGCATTCTAAAGCAACTGTTGAAAAAATAAGAAGTGCTTTACTTGGTCAAAAAAGAACTGAGGAACAAAAAGAACATATGCGTAAACCTCACGGAAAAATGTCTATAGAACATAAAAGGGCTATTTCCAATGCTCTTAGAAAAAGGGAGTTATAAAAAAATGAATATTGATGGTATGATTACAGGTGTGACAGTTGTTCACAACACCAAAGACTTAATTCAGCGAGCATATGAATCAGTCAGAAAATTTCATCCGAAAATGAAAATCATTATTGTGGATGGTTCGGATCAAAATGATGATTGCTATAATTATGTTTGTTCTCTTGCCGATAAGAACACGAGAGTGTTTCATTCCGATGAAAATATTGGTCATGGACGAGGACTGTGCGTAGGAATTGAATATGTGGAGACTCCATATTTTCTTATTTTTGATTCAGATATTGAAATGCTAGAATCTCCTGTACAAGCAATGCTTGATATGATGGAAGAAGACACTCTAGGAGTTGGTTATACAGAGAAGACAGCTTTTGATGGTTTTGAATGGGGCTGTAAGCCTATCCACAAAACTCAAGGATGGATGAGGTATTTGCATCCTTATTTCTGTTTATTGCAAATGAAAGAATATTTAAAATACCAACCTTTTTGCCACCATGGTGCTCCTGCTGTAAATCTTTGTCTTGATACATACAACAAAGGATTAAATGAAAAAGTGATTAAAGAGTTTGAAGGATTAGGACATTCTTCAGGAAAAGGATGGGTGTGGGAAGGAAAAGAAAGAAAATATATCCGACACGATACTCGTGGAACAAGAGATGTAAGAATTAAAAAAAGAAAATCAGAAATAGAAGGGAAGTGGGAAGAAGTGATTAAAGTCTTCTCTCCAAGAAAAATTGATACTGCTACCTCCTCCCAGCATGGTAACATAACATGCATCACTTGCACAGGAGATAGGCCAAAAGCTTTTGAACTATGTTTAAAATGGATGGAGAAACAAACTTTAAAGCCAACTCAATGGATAATTATTGATGATGGGAAAGTTCCGATTGAGATTCCTAACTTGCCTTATGTTTACTATATCAGAAGAAATCCTTGTGATACTGATCCAAAGCATACTATGATTTTAAATATAAAACAGGCTATAAAATACATAACAGAAGAAAAAGTAATTATTTGGGAGGACGACGAATACTATGCTTCAAAATATATTGAGACGATGGCCAACTATCTTGATAAATACGAAATTGTAGGCATAGGAAGGAATAAATACTATCATGTGATATTAGGAACGTATTTTACTCATGCAAATATGGGACACGCTTCTTTAGCACAGACAGCTTTTAGAAAAACATTTTTGCCAGAATTAAATAGAATAATGGAAGGAAATTGTTTTTTGGATATCAGAATTTGGGATGTGTTTTTCCCAAATGAATCCTGTACTGCAAAACCAGGTGTAATGAATTGCGTTTCCAAGGATGGAAGAGCTTGTATATTTGAGGATATGAAATACATGTATGTTGGTATGAAGGGATTGCCCGGAAGAACTGGAATTGGTTCAGGCCATAAAGGAATGGGAGCAGTTGATTATGAAGGAAGTGTTTTGAAAAAATGGGTGATTGATGAAGAGGCCTTTAAGCTATACAGAAAATTTTTCATTAGACAATTATCACCTCAAAGGTACAATTTACAAAAACCACAAACAGTACATAGATCAAAAACAATAATAACTAAAAATGGAAATGCTGTGAAAAGAGTTTTAATAAAACACGCATAATAAAATTTTTTATTGATGCGTGGGAGAGCACCAGAGTTTTAATCCTTTTTCTCTGGTGCTCTTTTTTTGTGTAAAAAGCCTCTAAAATGCTGGTTTTATTAACAAAAAAATCTATTAATTTATCTAACCTATTGATTTCATTAGTAATAATAATTTGATATTTTTAATTATTTTCTTTATTTTTATTATAAAATAATATATAAAATAATTAAATATAAGGGTTCTTTGAAATTAGAGGATAAACGAAGTAGCCAAAATCAGAACAATGCGAGGCGGTAAAAAACTTATTCCGAAATATTTAAGGGTGGTGCAAGCACTCTAAAAGTTTTCAGTAGCCGACTTTTTTTAATCTCCCCAAAATCATCAAAGCGATGAGGCGGACAAGAGAAACGAAAAACGAGACGAGGGTTTTATAAGAAAAATCCTGAACCACTTAATTAGGACAACTTCTTTATGGAATAATTAAGACGGAATGCAAAATCAGAATAGAATTTTTATCAGACTCATTATTTTTAAATAATGAGTCTTTTTTAAGAAGTCTATTAGAATCAGATACAAAAAACTTATAACAAAAAAACAAGAAAAGGAGAAATGAAATGAAAACATCAAATAATTATTGGGTTGATGAAAACAACAATAAATGGAGTAAAAATCTTTACACTGAAAAACAAGCAAAAGAAAAAAGTAAAACGCTGACAAATTGCTCTGATTGCTCTGATTGCTCTGATTGCTCTTATTGCTATAATTGCTCTGATTGCTCTGATTGCTTTGATTGCTCTAATTGCTCTTATTGCTTTGATTGCTCTGATTGCTCTTATTGCTCTGATTGCTTTGATTGCTCTAATTGCTCTTATTGCTTTGATTGCTCTGATTGCTCTGATTGCTCTGATTGCTCTGGTTGCTCTAATTGCTCTGGTTGCTTTGATTGCTCTGATTGCTCTGATTGCTCTGATTGCTATAATTGCTCTTATTGCTCTGATTGCTTTGATTTTAAAAGCAATCCTCAAAAATACACTACTTCTGATATTGGCTCAAGAAATAAACAAACAACATTTTACTGGGATGCAAATAAAAT